ATATCCGCCCATCATGGCAGCTTTAAGTTGTGTACATCCGGGGTCCACGAGGAATGCGGGATCACCATCCACTTGACGCATCAGGTAATCGTCCACCGCGTTGATGCGTGCCGAGATCGAGTTGGTCCTCGCGGGTATTACCTTCAGTCCTTCTGCTCGTATGATATCTACAGCAGACCTTTCGTCAGTCTGCGCCCTTTGGATACCGGCAGGATCGGTGACGACGAGGATGGGCGAACCGGAGAAGCGTTCGTAGATGAGTGGCTTGAGGACCTGCCGAACGAAGCGTTGGACACCCATGTCGAAGCTGACCGCTTCCGCGAGAACGAGCGCCCGCCCGCGCGGGTCCTGCTGCCCGATGACAGCAGCAGGCGTAAGACCCAAATCCATACCCACAACGACAGGGCGAACACCATTGGCAATATGACGAAGACGCTCAGAGGCCATGTGATAATCAGGGCGGAAGTACTTATAGACCGGCATACCCGCCGAGCTAAGCCCGTACTCACCGTCGATGTAGACCCGGATGTATTCATCGCTGCGGCCCTGTGTGTCGTAGTACCCGTCAGGGAGGTTCTCGATGTTCTCTGCGTACGGACTGCGGCCTGACGGCTGCTTGAACACTGCCCAGCCGTTGTTGTTGGCCGACACGCCATCTTTTGGATCAAGCCCTTCCATCTGGTAGTACCACCATGTGTCCATGGTCGGCGGGTTGGTATCTCCCCACATTCCGTGCCACGTCGGCCCGCCATCCTTCTTGGATGGGAAACGGCCAATACGTTTGGACATCGCATCGACAATATCGGGGTGGATGTCCCGGCACTCGTTGAACCACGCGAAGGTCAACTCAAGGGAGTTCAGGTTCGCCACGTCGTCAGCATCATCGAGAGCACGGAACATGATCTCGCACTCGACATCGCCCACCTTGAAGAAGTAGGTCTTCGTCGTGCGCATGTACTCGCCGCACACCCCCGGAGGGAACCAGTCGAGCCATGTCTTGATGGTCGTATCCTGCAACTGCCGCGCCGTCTCGCGGACAACTGCCGCACGGGTCTTGCGTATACCCTGCGCGTTCGGAGCCTGCATGGACGCACGCCGTACGATCTCAAAGGAGGAGGTAACGCTCTTGCCCGAGCCGACAGGTCCCAGAAGCACACGCATCTTGGCGTCCGACGCCATGAACTTCTTGCCGGTGGCAGGCGGCGTATAGTTGATATCAAGGCCCATTGAGCAGACTTATCCTGTATTCCAGTCCGCGCTTGCGGGTCTTTACGATCCGCGTGCGGAACGAAGCGCCTTCGGCGCGTAACTCGTCTTCCATCGCTTTTGCTTCGTTCGCCGTGGCGAACGTCAGTTCACTCAGCAGACTCATGTTCGACAAGCTTCATCTCCTGCTTCTCGCCACCAAGGTTGATCGTGATCGAAACACCACCTGCGCTCTCGGGCGCATCACCCTTGACTTCGAGACCGGCCCACTTGACGGTGGACTTGATGAGGTCGGCCTTTACGGCTGCGCTGACATCCGGGTGGTGGATCAGTGTCCACGAGGTCGTGAGAAGCTCTTCTGCCTGTGCGCGGGCCTTGAGCCGGAAGGTGATGCCCTTCTCACGGATTTCGTCCCGGTAGTGCTTGACCTTCTTGTCGAAGACCGGGTCCTTCGAGAACTCCGCGAGTTCCACGGGTGTAATGCTGTGGCGTTGGAGGATATCAGGGATATCTTCGCCGCTGCCTTCTAGGCGCAGTGCGATGTCAAAGCACAGCCGATCCGTCCATTTGGTGTAGTCAACTGGTGAGAACATACCATATCTATAAGTCAATACAGGTTATGCTGTCAATGCAACCTCTTGGAATTACCATCCGGCCACCGTACACGCGCTGCTCAGCATGGTCGTAGTAGTCGCGGGCGATCACAACAAAGTCCTCTGTGCTCTGTAAAAGATATCCAGTAGAGCGGACCTTGATCGGTAAAATATCTGGCGCACCGGGGTGTATCCACTCGGAGCCTTCATCGAAGATATCGTTCCAGACAACGACAGTTGGGCAAAGCGGGTGCATATCATTTCCTCTTCGGTAGACCACGGAACCGCGCGACGAGGCGGCACCATTCACGGTACTCCTCGATTGACATCTGTGAGCGGAAGTTATTGACCGCCGCACATACCAATTGGATGTTGCTTTTGATGTAGGGACCGCCAGAGATTATCCGGTCCACGCTGGCATTCGTCCAGACCCTGCGGCCTTCAACGAGTATGTTGGTCATCTTGACGCCAGTGAGCGCGCAGCGCCCGCCTTGTTCTTCGAGAACATCCAGCAGGTCTTGGGTCGATAGGTCCTTGCGGGCTTGCCTCGCCCTTGCCAATCGGTTGAGGTATCGCTGCCAGTTGCCGCTTACCCATGCTCGTTGGTACTCCACACCGTGCAGCGCCTTATCTCTGCATCGTCGTGAGCAATAGTTGTGGAGCGAGTTTCGTTGCTCATAGACAACACTACACCGCAAGCACTCTGCCATGGGTATACTCCGACCAAGCGTCGGGGCGTTTTTAGCAGGAATAGTGTGACAAATCAAAGGCTTGGGTTAAACTTAACTATGTTAATGTTACCTTTGGTTTTTAGATGTCTGTTAATTTTAACATTGGTTTCGGATGCCTGTTAATTTTAACATTGGTTTAAGGGGTCTTGCTTTAAGAGGTTGCCTACATTTGGGGGGCCGTTCGATTTTCTTTGTCCATGTACCCCCCGGTGCCGCCCTTTCGCCGCGATTGCGCGTGCGCGTTGCCTATGAGCGCCCATGGTGCGGCAAGGCCTAGATCGCTGGGATTGCACGCCGATTTGACAATCCGATACTGCCATGCCATATTGAAGTCACTGGAAAGCAGATGCCTTCCAGTTCCGGCGGGGCAATCCTGCCCTGCTGATTAACATCGTTAGGAAACCAAATGACCAAGAACGCAAAGGCCGTTATGCCCTCTAATGAAGAACTCATGGCTCTCGTGCTCAGCCTCAAGGCTGACAAGGAAGCCGCTGAGAAGCGGGCGGCAGAGGCCGAAGCAAAGGCCGAAGCAAAGGCTGCAAAGCCTGTGAGTGCGGTGTCCTTCACCGACAAGGGGCAGATCGTCGTGACCGTTCCGGCAGGGAACGGCTTCCTCACCGCCCGATACTACGCTTGGCACTGGGATGCCATTCTCAAGCATGAGAAGGAAATCCGAGCCGCCTTCAAGTCCGAGAAGGCGATGACTGAAGCCAAGTTCCGGGCAAGCAAGTAACACCAACGGTTCCCGCCTCCGGGCGGGAACCACCCTCGAAAGGAAAACGACAATGGAAAAGAACACGTTTCGAACGGAAGTGATCTTCGTCAAGGTTCGCGGCAAACGCTACACCGTGGAAATCATGGTTAAGCGAAAGCTTAGCGAGGCAATTAAGAAGCGCCTCAAAGAGCGATACAGGATGGAAGTCCTGTCCCAACGATAACAAGCAAGGGTGGCGGGAATGATCCCGCCACCCACAACCAAGGGAGACTACCATGGAAGCCGTTTACGGAACTGCACTGCTCTGCATCCTCGCGGGCGCTGTCCTCGTCCTGATCTACGGATGGGAACCTGAATGACCCTGACCCCTCTGGCTTCGGCTGGAGGGGTTTTTTGTTGTCTGCGTGCGCGCTGTCGCGCTTTGGTGTGTAGTAGGACCATACGTCGGGGGCCTATAGCTTGCCCTAAAAATATGGACAGTTAAGGCTTATGGTATACGTTTACTGTAAATGTACACTTACCGCACTGCAACATATAGTTAAGGTTACTGTAAAGCGAAAAGTGTAAAGTTAATGTACTGTTAATGTCAAATATCTGTGATTTGAAAGTTTACACCCAATGAAATCAATGACTTAGCGATTTGTGCAGTGCAGCAATCTAAACTATCTGTTTTGAAACTTGACGTTAACAGAATGTTAAACTTTACGTAAAGTATGGGAAAGTTCCAATGATACCAAGGACTTAGCTCAATCCATACCTTTTAACTATCTAATCTATCTATACTATCCGTAAAAATTTAAGTGTTGATCCCCTTTTTTTCCGGATTTCATTTCGGATGCGTAACAAACCCTGTAAACTTTCAATCCCAATGGCTTCCTAAATTACCCCCACATTAACACAAAAAACACAGATAGTTCAGATAGTAGTGAAATTCAGTGGCAATATCAAGCACTTAGCCTATCTGTTTACAATAGATAGTTCGGATAGTTTACACCCATTTTACAGATAGTTGGGGCTGCGACACCATGCCGCATCGACATCGGACCCGCTTTCTGGGACACTGATGCCTCGGTTGACAACGGTGTCAACCCATAAGGATGTAAAGAGATGACTAAGTTTACAGTGGAATACACCGACACCTTTGGTGGCGAGGCCAACTATTCATGGGTCCGTCGAACCACCTTTAGTGTAAACACAAACAGCAACAGGGCTATTTTACGTAAAGCTAAGGCGCTTATGGGTCTGTCCAATGTCCGTGGTAGGACCGAGGACTACGGCGATATGCTTAAGTTTACACCCTATAGGTCCTGCACCGTCCTCTTCGTAACTTATACAGAAGGAATGATCTAATGGCTAACCGTATCGTCTTCACCGGGTCCAACCCCAATGGCCGCAGCGTTAAGGTACGTTGGGACCGTGACTACAAGGAATATACCGTCCAGTTCTTCATCAAGGACGAATACCTCAACCTGTCCGATTACTACACTGATAACCACGAAGACGCCATCGCCACAGCCTGTAACCACCTCAACAAGGAGTATGCCTGATGCTTCGCATCACCAAAGCCCAAGCCGTTTCCCTTAAGCGTAAGTATGCCCATGGTGACCTCAAGGCGAAGGGTATCAGCTATCGAAACTTCCGTGCCTCCATACAGCCCACCTTTGGAATGGATAACGCAGTAGTCGTCCAGTGGTGTGGCATGTGGCTGGCTATCGAGAAGGATGGTTACGTTCACACCTAAGCCGAAACGGTGGTGCCCCAGCACCACTGTCCGTGGGTACTACCCACGCTGATGAGGCTAAGAAAGGATAAGTTATGACTAAGCGAATTAACGGGCGTCTAGCCCGTCCCTATGTACAACGCAAGGAAGCGTTCCAGAACTCCAATGGTCAGCTTTATGCTGAGTGGCTTCTCGAACCGGCGGGTGGCTTCTCACGCTATGTGGTCTATAGCTACGGACGCCATTGGCCGCTGTTCGTCTATGTTCCGCAGGTCGATACGTGGTTCGAGAACAAGGAAAAGTTTGGCCCCACACCGTCCCAGCATAGGACGTTTACCCATCCGCACTGCGACACAGTGGCCCTAAGCCTTGAGCAGATCAAGGTCTTGGATAGGCTTGGCTATAGCGCACTCACTTATGAAAGGTTCCACGGCAATGTCTAAGAAAAAGATCAAGACCTATACCCTTATGCTGCCCACCCACTGGGCTTCACCTCTGGTGAATGGCGATGAAAGCGGCCTCGAAGACGAGGACCAAGCCCAGCTTGAAGCCTTTACCGCTGATATGGTTAGAACCTATGGCTCTTGCCACTGCGTCGATGTGTCGGAAGACACTGAGTTTATGCGTTGGCATGACGCTGCACCCTATGGTGTCCTCGCTTGTGACGTGGCTGAGTTCACGTTCTTCGCTTAAGCCAAGCCGAAACCGCCGTGAGGCGGTCGCAGCGTTATGCGCTGCCTGATGAGGCTAAAGGGAAATAAGTTTATGCGAACCATAAAAGTATCAAACGACGATTACGAAGGCATCCTCATGTTCGCCAATGGTGGTAGCTACACTCATACTGAGGTGACGGTTTTAGGCCCTGACCTCGAAGAGGTTAAGGGGGCACGGGAAGCCGGGGGCTACTGTCATGTCGTGGTCGATAACGCCTATGGTGCTACAGTTTTGCGGGTCTACGGCAATGGTGCCGTGGCTCTTGTTGAGAATGGTGACGAATGACCATTGAAATCAAACACGTAACCATAGACGGCAAGCGCATGGCCTACACCAACCAGACCGAGTTCTTGGTCCAAGTGGGTAAGAACCGTAGTGCGTATCGAACCCGCTATCGCTTCGTGGGAGACATCTACGAAGCGGCTAAGTACTATCGCGCTATCAACGTAGGCCTTGGGTACAAGAAGCGGTTGTACGCCCCTAGCATGGATGTTCCTACCATTGCGAAGCAGGTGACTTGATTACTTCTAAACTAACAGTTGCTGCCTCTGACAAATCAGGGGCAGCGGCCCCCTGCGACCCTGCGTAGCAGGGACTACCCATGACAAATCGGGGGCAGCGGCCCCCTGCGACACCGTGCCGCATCGACCGCCCAGCCGGACCATGCGACACTCCCGACCTCGACCAACCCAACCACTACAACAAGGAACCTAAATATGAGAGCTTCACTTCTGGTTGAAACAATCTCCTCGTTGCTCCGCAACGATGTCAAGTCCTCCGCTGTCATCGTCGGTCCTCCCGGTGGTGGTAAGACCTCCATCGTCAAGCAGGTAGCCAAGGGTCTTGGCTATCAGTACATCCAGCGGCATCTGCCCACCATACCCGTCGAAGATTTGGGTGTGCCCATGGTGGATAAGCCCATGCTGTACTACAAGCTGCCCGATTGGTTCCCTGCCAAGGGGTCCAAGCGTGACACTGGTCAGCCCGGTGTGCTGTGCTTCGATGACCGTAATCAGGCAGGTGACGACCTCCAGAAGGCGTTGGCTAACCTTGTCCAAGAGCGCGAACTGCACGGCGTGCCCATCGCTGACAACTGGTATATCCTCTCCACTGGCAACAGGCAGGAGGATCGTGCTGGTGCCAAGCGTGTGCTCAGCCACTTGGCTGACCGTGAGTACGAGTTCGAGCTTGAAACACACCACATGGATTGGACGCAGTGGGCCTCTAACAACGGCGTTCGTCCCGAGGTTATCGCCTTCATCAACTTCAAGACGGCACTGCTGCATGACTTCGATCCGCAGCGTTCCAAGAATGCTACTCCCCGTGGTTGGGCTGAGCGTGTCAGCCCTGCCATTGACGTGGTGCCCAAGGAGGCCGAGTTCGATACGTTCAAGGGTGCAGTGGGCGAGGGTCCTGCCGCTGAGTTTACTGGGTTCTTGCGTATCTTCCGCAAGCTGCCCAACCCTGACGCTATCCTGCTTAACCCGACTACGTCGGAAGTACCTACCGATCCTGCTACGCTCTATGCGCTGTCGGGTTCTCTCGCCATGCGTGCTACCCCCTCCAACTTTGAACGTGTCTGCCAGTACGTTGAGCGTATGTCGCCTGAGTTCAGCGTTCTCACGGTTAGCATGGCCGTTCGTCGTGACAAGGCGCTGCACAATACGGCAGCGTTCGGCAACTGGGTGGTTAAGCACCACGATGTGATGTTCTAAGCCGAAACAGGGGCTACGGCCCCTGTCTGCCAGTGA